CTCGGCAACTCAGCCTATGCCCCTCACTTTTTGGGACTTGCAGCTAGCTCCAGCGTGCTGCAAGTCCCAAAAAGTGAGGGGCATAGGCTGAGTTGCCGAGATTCTCAAGGGCAGACCTAGAGGCGAAGGTCAGCGCGAACGAAGCGCGGCGACGGAAGGAAGTAGCACTCGCTGGCCTGCGCGAACTGGAGCTCGCGGAGCGGCAGAAGCTGCTGCTGAGGCGTGACGATGTGGAGCGGACATGGGCGGAGGCCTCGGCCATGATGCGCGATGCAGTGCTCCGCATCCCGGAGGCTGCGGCGCCGCAGTTGGCCGGCGTGAGGGACGCTGCGGAGGCCAGGGCGGTGCTGGCTGATGTCTGTGACCATGTGCTCCGGACGCTCAGCGCTCGAATTGTTGCCGTCGGCGGCGAGCCTGCTGGCGGACGTGGCTCAGGTGTTGCTTCCGCCGGAGCGGGTGAGCCTCTGGCAATGGGCGGACCGCCACCGGCGGCTGTCCAGCGAGGCAAGCGCGGCGCCAGGCGCTTGGACGACGCTCCCATACCAGCGGGACGTACTGGACGCACTGAGCCCGCACAGCCGGCACGAGCGGGTCGTGCTCGTGTGGGGCAGCCAGCTCGGAAAGACTGAGATGCTGCTGACGCTAATCGCATATATCATCGCCTGCCAACCGGGGCCGATCCTGGTCGTCCAGCCGACGTTGTCAATGGCGGAAGCGTTCAGCAAAGACCGGATCTCTCCGATGGTCCGGGACATGGAGGTCCTTCGCGGGCTGGTGGCTGACCCCAAGGCGCGCGACGCGGGCAGCACAATTTTCCACCGCCGATTCGTCGGCGGACACCTGACGATCGTAGGCAGCAATTCGCCGGCCGGCCTGGCGTCTCGACCGATCCGCTACCTGCTGATGGACGAGGTCGACCGCTGGGAGGCCTCGGCCGGCGCCGAGGGTGACCCGGCGACGCTGGCCATTGCGCGGACCAGAACGTTCTGGAATCGCAAGATCGTGATGGTAAGCTCGCCGACCGTGCGCGGCGCCTCCAGGATCGAGCAGGCGTGGCTGGAGAGCGATCAGCGAGAGTACCACGTGCCTTGCCCGCACTGTGGACAGTTCCAGCGGCTGGTCTGGGCCCGCGTAGAGTGGCCAGATGGCAAGCCGCGCGAAGCGCAGTACCGATGTGCGAGCTGTGAGCGGCTGATTCACCACAGCCAAAAGGCGCGCATGATCGCCCAGGGACGGTGGGAGCCAGGCAATCCGGGCTCCGCGATCGCGGGGTTCCACCTGAGTGAGCTCTACTCGCCTTGGCGCTCCTGGGGCGAGCTGGCGGCAGAGTGGCTGGCGGCGCAAGGCAACGTGGAGCGCCTGCGGGCGTTCGTGAACACGTCGCTCGCCGAGCTGTGGGACGACCAAGTCGTCGGACAGGTCAGCGAGGACGAGCTGCTGGCGCGCCGGGAGAACTACGGGCCACAGCTACCGGATGGTGTGGCGCTGCTGACCGCAGGCGTCGATGTCCAAGACGACCGGCTCGAATGCTCGGTGTGGGGCTGGGGGCGCAGTGAGGAATCCTGGCTGATCGAGCACCGCATCATTCCGGGCGATCCTACGCTCGGGCCCGAGCAGGGGCCGTGGCTCGAACTCGACCGATACCTCACGCAGCCATGGCCACACCCGAGGGCGGGCGCGCTCCATGTGGCCGCAGCGGCGATTGACGCCGGCTACGCCACGGCAGTCGTGACCCGGTTTTGCGACGCCCGGGCTGGCCGGAGGATTTGGGCGGTCAAAGGCGCCGGCGGCTCCGTGCCGGCGTGGCCGCGCAGGCAAAGCAGATCTCAGCGTGGGCGATTATTTGTGATTGGCGTTGACTCGCTTAAGGCGTCCATTATTGGACGACTTAGAACGTCGGACGGGCCTGGCGCTATGCATTTTCCGGTGACTGTGGAGCGGGAGTATTTTGAGCAGCTCAATGCTGAGTTTGTTAAGACCACCTACAGCCGCGGCCGGCCAGTCAGGGTGTGGGAGCGGCGCAAGGGATGCAGGGCGGAAGCATTGGACTGCGCGGTGTATGCTTATGCTGCCCTGCACGGCCTAATGCATCATGGAGTGCACTTAGATCGCGAGGCTGAGAGGCTGTCACTGCTGGCGAGCCCTCGGTTGCAGCAGAGTATGCCGGCAGGCACGTGGCTTGGAGACAGGCCGAAGGGTTGGCTTAGGCGATGACTCTTGAGGAGTTGCAAGCAAAACGCGAGGAGATCCTCGCGAGCATCGGCATCATGCGCATTCAGTTTGGTGACCGAAGTATTCAGTATGCCGATGCCCAGCGCGCGCTTGCGGCGATCGATCAGGAGATCGAAAGGCTGTCTCGGTCATCACAGAGGTCAGTCAGTTACGCGGAGTATAGCAAAGGATGAACTGGCTAGACAAAGTGATCGGCTGGTTTTCTCCAGCGCGCGCCTATCGGAGAGTGCATGCGCGGATGAGCATGCAGGTTGCTGAGCGCTTTGCTTACGAGGCGGCTAGGTCGACGAGACGCACTAGCGGCTGGCTTGCACCTCCTACCGGGCCGAATGTGGAAATTGCAGGCGCCGCGGACAGGTTGCGCAATCGAAGCCGCGACTTAGTCAGGAACAATTCCTACGCCGCGCGGTGTGTGGCGGCTATCTCGCAAAATGCCGTAGGCACTGGCATTGTGGCGCGCACGCCGGTGCGCGAAGCTGCGCAGGCCTGGAATAGCTGGATTGAGGTGTGTGATGCCGATGGAGTGTGTGACTGGTATGGCCTCCAGACACTGGTCGCTAGGGCGGTTGTGGAATCAGGTGAGTGCCTAGTTAGATTTCGGCCGCGGCGAAGAGAGGATGGCATCTGGCCTCCATTGCAGTTACAGGTACTGGAGCCTGATTACCTCGATGCGAATAAAAATGGTCCCACCGAGACCGGCTACATGCTAGATGGCATTCAATACGATCTTGTTGGTCGCAGGGTTGGCTATTGGCTCTATTCTTCGCATCCTGGAGAACGCATGGCTGGAACCGGGATGCCATCAAGTTCGCTGGTCCCAGCCAGCGAGGTGCTGCATATTTACCGCAAGGATAGGCCTGGGCAAGAACGGGGCGCACCATGGTTAGCGCCAGTCATGATGCGCATGCGCGACCTCGACGATTATGAGGAGGCCGAGCTGATGCGCAAGAAGATTGAGGCCTGCTTTGCGGCGTTCGTCATTGGCGGAGACCCAGCGCGCACACTGGGCGCCGCGCGCACGGACGCGGGCGGTCAGCGTATTGAGCAGTTTGAGCCTGGGATGATCACCTATCTGGGCGATAGCGAGGACGTGCGCTTCGCCACGCCGCAGCCGTCATCAGGCTATTCCGATTACGTGCGGCATCAGTTGCGTGCTATCGCGGCAGGGCTTGGAATGCCATATGAGGTGCTAACCGGCGATCTTAGTCAGACGAATTACTCCTCGATTCGCGCTGGATTGCTTGAGTTCAGGCGCATGATCGAGCAGTTCCGTTGGCAGGTGCTGATCCCACAGCTATGTCAGCCCGTATGGGATAGGTTTGTGCGTGATCTCGGTGTGGACGGACCCGTGCCGGTCACGTGGACTCCGCCGCGCTGGGAGTGGGTTGATCCCGCTAAGGAAGCTGATGCCATCAAGATGAATATTCGCAGCGGCCTGATTACATGGCGAGAAGCTGTCAGCGAGATGGGGTACGATCCGGACGAGCAGTTAGCCGAGATTACATCTACTAATAGAGCGTGGGATGCGGCTGGGGTGGTGCTAGATTGTGATCCGCGCCGAGTAACTCAGGGCGGTGCTGCGCAGAAGGAGATCTGAAATGCCATGGGAAGAGACAGAAAGCGAAATTCGCCACAGTGTCCGAGATCCTGATGATTTTGAGCAGGACAGTTTTCGCACCATTACGCTCAAACAGGACAAGCCGCGAGTGTTTGCCATTATCGGTAGGCTGAAGGGCGAGACCAAAACTACCATCCAGGCCCTGCGCTTCCCGAAAGAAGATGGCTGGACGATAGAGACGGCGAAGCAATGGGTGCGCGAGCATTTTGATGAATCAAAACAGGCCGCAACACAGATCAGCGAATCGCTAGAGGCTGAAAGGTCAGGATGCGAACATGTGACTCTGGCTGCGCTCGCTCCTCCCCAAACGGTCGATGCCGATAGCCGTTCGGTAACCGTGATCGCTTACAGCGGAGAAACGGTGCAACGTCTCGATCCATGGACGGGCGAGATCTACAGCTTGCGGCTTGGGTTATCTGACGGCCAGGCGCGCCTTGGCAGACTTACTGGCGCTCCAGTGCTCGATTCGCACGCGAATTTTAGTGTGCGCAACCAGATCGGCGTGGTAGAGCAAGCATGGATCGCTGATGGCCGGCTGCTCGCACGATTGCGCTTTAGTCAGCGCGAGGAGGTCGAGCCGATCTGGCGCGATGTGGTATCCGGGATCATCCGCAATGTTTCGCTGGGAGCGGTGATTTACCGACGCGAAAAACAGGCAGAGGGTGTCTGGCTAGCCACCGATTGGGAACCAATGGAGATCTCGCTTGTACCCATTCCGGCTGATCCTAAGGCAACAATCTTATCGCATTTCATGCGGGCTGAGGCCCGTGAATTACATCAGGAGGTAAATATGCCTGACAAACTGACTGCGGGTCAACAGACTGAGGCCCGTGAACAACCTGATATCATCGCCCTGCGCGCGCAGGTGGCGGCTGAGCAAGCAAAAATTCGCAAGGCGGTCAAAGCTGCCGGCCTTGACGAGGAGTTTGCCGAGTCTCTTTGTGCGCGTGGTGCGAGTGTCGAGGAGGCCCGTGCGGCTATCTTCGACGCGCTTGCGAAGCGCTACGAGCGCACGCCCACCCGCTCGCAGGTGGGGCAAGTTGCCCAAGTCACCCAAGACGCGGTGGACAAGCGCATCGAGGCGATGACCGATGCGCTTATGAGCCAAATCTACCCGGCGCGCTAT